TGAAGATGGTGAAGATGGTGAAGATGGTGAAGATGGTGAAGATGGTGAAGATGGTGAAGATGGTGAAGATGGTGAAGATGGTGAAGATGGTGAAGATGGTGAAGATGGTGAAGATGGTGAAGATGGTGAAGATGGTGAAAATGAAGATGAAGATGAAGATGAAGATGAAGATGAAGATGAAGATGAAGATGTAGATGAAGATGAAGATGAAGATGAAGATGAAGATGAAGATGAAGATGGTGAAGATGAAGATGAAGATGGTGAAGATGAAGATGAAGATGAAGATGAAGATGGTGAAGATGAAGAAGATAAATATTGTAAGGATGATGGAGATAAAGATGGATATTGTGAGGATCATGGAGATAAAGATGGCGATTATGAGGATCATGGGGAAGGAAATAAATACGATAAAAATAATGAAAAAAATGAAATTAATAAATATGAAAATGAAGAATATGTTAAAATTAATCAAGATGAAAAAGAAAAAATAGAAAATATGGATGGTTTAAAAAATAAAATAATAGAAGATAACGAACATGAAAACGGTGATAATATTAATCATACTTATTTATTGCCGAAGAAAATAGAAGACATTAAATATAATTCAGATGTTAAAGAAATAAGAATAAATAATGTTAAAAAAAGTTTTTTCTAAAAAATATTATTAACGTATATATATATTAATATTTTTGATTTTTCCTAACTTTAATAAGTTTAGAATTTTTTTTCTTTACGAATACACCAGGGTCATATTCTTCATTATCTTCTTCTTCTTCATTTTCAATACCCATTAATTCTCTTTGATCTTGTAATGCCTGCATTTCCCATAAATCGCGGGAACACATCTTAAAATTACTATCATTCGCTTTATACCAAAACACTATATCATTTATATTATTTGATTGTACTTTATTATCTATTACCAAACATTCATAATTTTCTGTACATTGATTCATTACCTGATTAAATACGTCAAATGTCGGAAACATTCCAGCATAATGATTATATATTTTCTCTCTTTCTTTAACAATATTATTTCTAAAAATAAATACATAATCTATATTAGATCTCAAATCTGGTGGTAATCCTAATCCGTGTTGCATAGTAATTAATAAAAAAATCTTATAATGCCTACCATTCATAAATATGCATCTTATATTTTTATCTGACATTATGCTTTTATTGTACATACAATCGTCTAAAATAAGAAAAGAACGTGGATCAATCGTAGAAGTTCCATGTTTAGCCAATTCTTTTTTTTTACTATTTGTTATGTTTATTTGCCTATTTAAATATTTGCTTATAATTTTTTCATCGAGTTCGTCGTATATTAACATTTTTGGTATGAATTTCTCAAAATAACCATTAGCTTTTTCTGTAGGTGATACTACAACACCTACAGGTATATCCCTATTAAAACTTAATATATCTTTCATACAATAGCTTTTACCTGTATTCCGTTTTCCTATGAAAACAACAACAGAATCATTTTTAATTTTAGAAGGATCAAATTTTTTTAATTCCAATTTCATTTTAACTTAATTTACTTCGTTAATTAATACTAACAAAAATATAATAATTATATCACGCATATATAAAAATATGTTAATTATATTTAATAAATAATGATACATTATTGGATTAATATTGATAATAGCGTTATGAGAAGAAATTTTATAGATACGCAAATGAATATACTTGGAATAGATAATAAAAGGGTTAATGCTATTAAACCAAGTGATTTTGATAATGTTTTAGCACATAAAAGACCATTAACATGTAAATATCCAGGATGTAATAATTGTGAATATGAATTTGCTTGTATATCTAGTCATATAAAAGCTATGAGAGAAGCATTGCAAAATTCAAATGACGATTATTTTGTTATTATGGAGGATGATATAATAATACCATATTTAATAGACTATGATAAACTTATTAAAGATGCCCCCGATGATTTTGATATAATACAATTATTAGTATTATATGGACCTACGGTTAAATATCTATATGAAAATTTTTTTATTAAAAAAGATATCAAATTTATAAAATGGCAATACCTTTTACCATCGGCCGGTATGTATATTATAACTAGAAAATGTGCTGAAAAATTAATAAATAAATTTTATAAAAATGAAAAATACGATTTTAATGACTGTGAGTATCAAATTGTTGCTGATGTAGCTTTGTATTCTTTAACAAATACTTATGTAACAACATTCCCTTCAGTATATCCCAATATTAAAATGGGATCAGAAATACACCCAGATCATTTAGATGCTCATCAAAACGCAATTAATGATATAATAGATGTAATAAATCATATGAAAAAATATAATATTCCTTATAAATTATAACATTGAATTATTTATTTTTCTATATCATTGAAAAAATATAATACTATTAATTGTTTGCGATGGTCTCTTAATTTATTAGTACAATATAATATATAACTTTCACTACCATCATTACTGCTTATTTTTTTATTTTTAATCCATATTTTAAATAATTCATTGTATAATTCAACTGATTCATTAATTAGAGGATATTTATCTATTTTATTTGTTGCTAACATTTGAGCTTCTTCAGCTAACCCTATTATATGTAAAAAATGCTTTGTTATACAGTCTCTACACCTTTTATTTTTATTTGTCAAATGTTCTTCCAACAATATAGATTGTTTAATTATTTGCTGCATATTATAACGTGGATCACTAACAGGATCCAATGAATCACATGTTGTAGTACATTTATTTTTTACATTTTTATTATAATATACAGTATCCTCTAATTTATTTTTATTATAATTTATATTTAGCATCATAGGATTACCTCCATAATCACTATCCTTATAGCATGTCATAAACCATAATATAATACCTGTATTTACGGCAATAGCAACAATAATTATAATTGTTTCAAATGAATTTGCCATATATTATGAACTTATCTATTATATTAAAATATAAGAATTATATTTTTAAAATATAATTATTTTAATTATTATTATTAAGTAGAAAAAAATGTTTATTGAACATTTTGATAAATGTTCAGATTTAAAAAATTTTACAGATAAATATATAGATGATAATTATATTACAAAAGATAAAAAAGATAAATTTACTAAATGTTCTTCATTTACAAAATTAATAGACACCATTGACTATAATAGATATACAGAAAAATCAAACAGTTCTATAAATACTTACATCCCTATAAATACAGATGCTAATGGAGGGGGGAATGGTGGTTTAGTAAACACTAATAACAATTTATTTAATTTAAATATAGATTTTCTAAATATTATGAATGATAGTAATGTAAATAATTCTAATATTTATAATGTGTTCAAATATCAAATATACATATATATATTGATTACTATTATAATTAATATATATTTGTCATTATTTATAATCCCTATTATATTTTCTGGTGGTATATTAATAACATTATTTATAATTTTACTTTCTATAATTATTTTAAGTCTAATATTAAAATTATTCAGTTAGAATATTTATTTTTATTAAATCTATATTTTTTTAATTATTAAATATATGTATATAATTAAAGTATATAAAAATCCACCCCATAAAGTATCTAAAATTGCTACATTTGCTGGATAGTTTTCAAAGAGAGAAAAGCAAGTAAAATTATATATTCCGTATATACTTAATCCTACACATCCACCTGACATAATCGCAGTATATAATAAATTATTTTTTGTTAATCCATCAGCCAAAGGTATTGCTACAAAATATAATGAAAATAATACGAAAATATATGCAATGAAAACCCCTATTATATTTATTTTAGGTATTTTATTTTGTATATTTTTTACTACATCAAGATACATCTTTGAATTTATATATATCCATATACTATCTATTAAAATCATTAATATAGCTAAAATTACATATATAGTATATATATTCATTATTATCTATGATATATATATAAAAATAAAATTTATCATTGAGTTCTCTTTTGTTCATTCCATTTATCAGCAACTAGTTTCATTAAATCTTTATATTCTGTATTTGGATTATCCTGTCTTAATTTAGTAATTTCTTCCTTCATAAAGATATTATATGCAGATGGTTCTCTTTTAACAACTGATGATTTTTTAACAGGTTTTTTGTAAATATTTGATAATATTTTTTTAATATCATCAAACGTATATTCTGTATTTTCATCAATATTTGATTTAATTTTATTTAAAATTTCAACACCTTTCATTTTTTTAGATTTCTTTACATCTTTATGAATATTAGAAATATCATTTTCATCATTGGTGTTAGTTTTAATATCCATAGTTTAATTACTCTTTTTTATTATTAATATATAGTAGTAAAGTTTTATATATATTTATTATAATGAATTCGACAAAAATAAAAATATTCATAAAAAACAAAAATAGAATTATATACAAAAATTGTAATAAATATTATTACAGACATAATAACAAATATATTAATATTAGTAAAAAATATATATTTAACACAAAATACTATGGCGGAGTTGGTAATGATAATACTCCTGAAAATAATATTGATGATATAAAAAATAAAATTAAAGAAGAAAAAAAAAAAATTTCTAAATTAGAAACAATACAGTTAAAAATAGATTTTTATAAAAAAATAATTAAATATAATATCATTAACAATATTAAAAACTTATTTATATTTATAGAAAAGTATAGAGTTTTGTTAATAAAACTAATAGATAATAAATTTGGTGACAAAGAGAATAATGAAGAGTTATTAAAAAGTATTAAATCTACTATTAAAATAATATTTTTTGACAAAATATTATTAAACTATTTGGTTAATATTCTACCATTTTATATTAATAATAATGATGAAAATATAAAAAAATTAATAAACATTTTATCTTTTGATGAAAAAAGTGAAAATTTAAATAAAATAATGGATATAATAAATAATAAAATTACTGAATTAAAAGATAAATACGAATCATATATTACATATATTGATAATAAAAATAAGGAATATGAAGAAAAAATTAACAATGAAGATGATGTTTATAATACGTTTGATTTAAGTTTTCTTAATAAAATATTAGAAAAATTATCATCAGAATATGAAAATAATAAAAAAAATATTTTAGATAAAAAGAAGGATGTATTAAACGTAAAAGAGCAATGGAATATTCTTAGCGAAATAGCTATAAAAGAAATTGAAAATAATTATATTGTAAATATAAATTATAATGATGATATTAAAATTTATAAAAAAAATTTTATAGATTTCATTGATAACATATTAAAAATAGGTAATGAATTAAATTTTTATAATTTTCAATACGACGAAAAATATAATTCTATTATAGAAAAATATAATTCTATTATAGAAAAAAACTTTAAAATAAAAGATGGTATAGATGTTAAAGTAAATCAAGATACCCATAAGAATATATTAATAAATATTGTAAATTTAATGTCTATATTGTTGAAAAGCATGATATTTAAAATAGAAAATAAGTACAAAAAATATTTCGATAAATTAAATGAATTATATAATGATAATATTTTAAAATAAAGAGGATAAAAAGGAGTACATAATTAAAAAAAAGTATAATATTTAAAAGTTTTTAAGATATTGAAAGAAAATAAAGATTATGTACTCTTTTATAACTTCATAAGAAAAGGAGTACATAATTGATAATTATAAAGA